GGATAATCGCACTTGGACGCAGGAGGAGGTTGATCGCCTTTTTGAGGATGATCTCGTCCGTTTTGAGCGCAGTGTACTGCGAATGTCTCCTAATCTTGCTGGCCGTCAGTCAAGCTTCGACGCTGTGGTCAGTTTTGCGTTCAACGCTGGAACTGGGAGGTATCAGAGTTCTACGATAAGAATGAAAAACAATCGTTCCGACTATGAAGGGGCGGCAGAAGCGTTTATGATGTGGACTATGGGCGGGGGCAAGGTGTTACCGGGATTGGTGCGCCGCCGCAAAGCTGAAAAAGCGCTGTATTTAAGAGGTGAGTAATGCCGCTTACCAAGATCCTTAACCGACCCGGCGTGAACCGTGAAAATACACGCTATACAAATGAAAACGGTTGGTTTGTATCAGATAAGGTACGTTTCCGCCAAGGCACTCCTGAAAAGATAGGCGGCTGGGCCAGGATTTCGTCCAATACGTTTCTTGGCACATGCCGTGCGTTATGGAACTGGGTAACGCTCACGGCTAATAACCTGATGGGTTGCGGTACTAGCGCCAAGTACTACATTGAGAGTGGCGGCGCTTACAATGACATCACGCCTCTTCGTACTTATAACTACACAGCGACGCTTACCAATCCGTTCAGCACAACGAACGGCGCCAACACGATCTCTGTAAGTGATACAGCCCATGGTGCCGCTGCCGGGGACTTGGTGTACTTCACGGGTGCCGTGGCGGTTGGAGGTATACCGGCTGCCGAACTAAATACGCGTCATGCAATTACCAGTATTACGGATGCAAATACCTACGTGATCACTGTAACCAGTAACGCAACAAGCACGGCAACAGGTGGCGGTACGGTTACGGCTTCTTATTACATCAGTGCGGTGCTGCTTGGCGCCAACCCTTTTGCCACGACCAATGGTTCTGCTACGGTGACAGTAACGGCTACAGCTCATGGCGGCCAGACGGGCGATTACGTAACCTTCTCTGGCGCAAGTACGGTTGCAGGCTTGGATCTTAATAACCAGTATGAAATGACGGTAACGGGTGCCAACGCCTTTACCATCACGGCTATTACTTCAGCAAATGCAACGACCACGGGCGGTGGTTCATCTGTACGTGCAGCCTATCAAATTACCATTGGTCCGGCTGAGCAAACAGCGCAGGTTGGGTGGGGCGCAGGTGAATGGAACCAAGGAACATGGGGCGGCGTAGGAACCTTTATTCCTGATGCGCTTAGGTTATGGTCGGCCATGAACTTTGGCGAGGATCTTGTGTTTGGGCCTCGCGGCGCTGGCGTTTATTACTGGGATGCAACGAATGGACTTTCTTCGCGTGGCGTCAATATAGTAACGCTGCCAGGTGCTACAGACCCTCCAACCATACAGAATCTTGTGTTTGTATCGGATGTGTACCGGTTTGTGTTTTGCTTTGGTTGCAATGATGTTGGAAGCTCTGATCAAGATCCTATGCTCATCCGGTGGGCGGATCAAGAATCGGTGACTGACTGGTTGCCGAGTGCTGCAAACCAAGCTGGTTCACTAAGACTGTCGCATGGCTCAAAGATCATGGCCGTGGCACAGACTAGGCAAGAGATCCTGGTGTGGACGGATACCGCGCTTTATTCATTGCAATACCTAGGGGCGCCACTGATATGGGGTGCTCAGTTATTAGCAGACAACATATCTATCGTCGGACCGAATGCTGCATCAGTGGCAACAGGTATAGCGTTTTGGATGGGCGTTGATAAGTTCTATATGTATGACGGACGGGTCCAGACGCTTCAGTGTGATCTGCGGAAGTACATTTATCAGGACATAAATTCAACTCAATATCTCCAGTATTTCTCAGGGACCAATGAAGGGTTCAATGAGATCTGGTGGTTCTATGCTTCTTCCAGTAGCCCAACGATTGATCGGTATGTGGTTTACAACTACCTTGAGCGCATTTGGTATTACGGCACCATGGCTCGCACGGCGTGGATGGATGCAGGCTTACGGGATTACCCGGTGGCTGCAACGTACAGCAACAATCTTGTGAACCATGAGTTTGGTAACGATGACAATGTGAGCGGCATACCGCAGGCTATTAATGCTTACATTGAGTCAGCCGAGTTTGATATTCAGGATGGCCATAACATTGGGTTTGTTTGGCGCGTGCTTCCAGATATTACGTTTAGCGGTACCAGCAACACCAATCCGAATCCAAGCGTGACCCTGACGCTGATACCCATGATGAACTCGGGATCTGGTTATAACAGTCCGCAATCACAAGGCGGGTCTAGCTCAGCCGCGGTGACAAGGACATCAACAACAACGATTGAGCAATTTACCGGGCAGGTCTATACCCGTGTGCGGGGCCGTCAATTAATTCTCAAAGTTGAATCAACCGACCTGGGTAGTGCGTGGCAGCTTGGTGCTCCAAGGATTGACATCAGGCCGGATGGCCGAGCTACAGGGAGCGGTGCATGACTTATGTTGTCACCTCTGATTATCAGCTTACCAAGATTGCAGCGCCTAATCTTCCTTATGCGCCGCAACAATGGAACCCGCAGTATCAGGAGCAGCTAAACAACGTCTTACGTTTGTACTTTAACCGTCTTAACAATTATTTATCACTGCTTATGGCAACCGATAACACATTACCAGTCACCTTCCCGGGGACGTACTTTGATGCGTTTGGTCGCCAACGGGTGAGTGAACCATATACCCTCTTTGATAGTCAGAACAGGTACGCTGCTGATAATCAATTCAGTACCTCTACGTCTGGCACAGGGACCTCAACCTTTAATACCAATCAGTCAAGCGTTAGCATGACTGTTACCAGCGGCGGCGTTGGTTCTGTGGTGCGTCAGTCCTATAGGAATATGCTGTACCAGCCCGGAAAAGGCTTGCTAGTGTTAGCAACCTTTCAGATGGACAACGGTACTTCTGCAAACCTTAATCAGAAGGTTGGTTACTTTAATACCCAAAACGGGCTTTTCTTCCAACGCGCTGGTGGTATCAATTCGTTTGTATTACGTTCAAATACTTCTGGTACACCAAGCGATTCAAGAGCTGTAAGTCAGACGGAGTGGAATGGTGACAAGCTCGATGGGACGGGTGAATCTGGGCTAACGCTTGATTTATCGCACCCTCAAATTCTGTGGATGGATTTTGAGTGGCTTGGTGTTGGCACGGTACGCTGTGGGTTCATCATCAATGGCCAGTATATTGTTTGCCATACGTTTGACACGGCAAATGTTTATGGAACGACGGTGTACATGACCACGGCTATCTTGCCTGTGCGATATGAAATCACCACAACAACGTCGGCAGTGGCTGCAACGCTCACGCAGATATGCTCATCGGTTATATCGGAAGGTGGCTTTGAGGCCACATCTATTCAGCACGTTGCAAGACGTACAACCATTCTTAATACCATTAACACGGCTGCCAATTTCCTTCCGGTTGTTTCAATCAGGCTGGCATCAACGGCATTGGGTGCAGTGGTACTACCAAACCGCATACAGTTCCAGCCAACGACGTTGCAAGATTACGAAATTGCATTGATAAAAAATCCGGTTCTTACCGGGGCAACTTGGGCTGCTACCGTTCCTTCTGATAGCAACGTAGAGTTTGATGTTGCAGCCACGGCTATTGCCACAGCAGGTACTATTGTGCAGACGGGATATATTGCAAGCAGTGGTGGTGGCGGGCAGGCGGACACATTATCCCCAACCGGGTTTAACTGGGACCAGCAGCTTGGTGTTTCATTGACAGACGTTAGTGATATCTACACCTTGGGTGTTCGCACTATTTCTGGCGCAACAACAGGGGATGGGGTTGGGTCCATTTCCTTCTATGACTTAACCCAATAAAATGGGCTACTTAGCGGAGTAAGCCATGAGTACATCAAGCAATATTGATTATGTTTCTGGTAATTTATATGACCCAACAACCGGTCTTACTGTAGATACATCCTCTGGTAATACATCAGATAGCGAGACTGATTTCTGGAAGCTTATTGGTTTAGATCCGGGATCTATTTCAAAGGATGGAACAAGTCCGACCAATGCGGAGATTGAGGCTTCTATTGGTCTTGGTCCTGAAGGCTCTTCTATATGGAAAAACGTACTCAAGGCCGTATTAGGAACACAGGGATCAAATGGAACCGGTGCCGGACTTGCACTAGGTCTTGGTGCTCTTGCTGCGGCTTTAACGCAAAATAAAGCGCCAGCGGTCAAGCAGCCCGAATACAAAGCCGCTCCTGTTTATAACCGTGCGCTTACGGCTCCCATGTTTCAGCCTCAGCCAGCGCAACAAAAGTCTGCATCAGGCCAGAACATTTATACGCCCATGAAAGGGATGCCCCTGTTCTTCAATCCCAATCCGTTCCAGTTCAATGCTACGGAAGCGGCCAAGAAGTATGGGCCTACGCAAGAGCAGATTGCCCAAGGTCAGGCTGGTTATGAAGCAGGTCTTGCATCGCTCTATAAGCCCATGACGGTTGAGCCTATTGTTACCAAAGCACAGGGCGGCCCCATCACGGACATTCTTGTTGGGTATGACGGTGGTTCTGTAGATTATGCCGAGGGTGGCGATGTATATGCAGCTGCGGGCAGGTACCTAGAAGGGCCTGGTGATGGTATGTCTGACAGCATCACAGCACAGATTGACCACGGCGGCGGTAAGACTCAGCCTGCCAGGTTAGCCCGCGGTGAGTTTGTTGTGCCGGCTGATGTGGTATCCGATCTTGGTAATGGCTCATCGAATGCCGGTGCGCAGAAGCTCTACGACATGATGAAGAAGATCCGCAAGGCTAGACATGGCACAAGCAAGCAGCCGCCAGCCGTCAAGTCTGATAAGGCTATGCCTGCATGACTAGCGAATGGTCGCGCTGTATGCCGTATATACAGACGGCGCTTGACCATGCCGGGAACTTGTTCACGGTGAATGATGTATTTGATCTTGTTACAGAGGGTAAAGCGCACTTCTGGCCCGGAAAGAATTGCGCCATCATTACCGAGGTTCGTCAGTTTCCCCAGAAGCGCTTATGTAATGTATGGCTTGGCGGCGGGGATCTGGAAGAGTTGAAAGTCATGGCTGAGTATGTGCGCCTGTATGCAAAGCAGATGAACTGTGATGCAATTACGATCCAAGGGCGTCCAGGCTGGCAAAAGGTTTTTGGTTTGAAAGTCAAAAGCGTCACGTTAATTGAAGAGGTGTCCAAATGAGCACGGGCGGACCATCCCAAACAGTCACCCAAATGCCCCCGGAGTTTCAGCTTCCGTATATATCGGATGTCTTCCGCATGGGCCAGCAAATTGCGTATACACCTTATACGCCTTACTCCCAACAACGGTACGCTGAGACTGCACCGCTATACCAACAAGGTGTTGAAGCTGCGCAGCAAGCCGCTGCAAGTCCGGGCCTGCTAGGACAAATCAATGTTGGCGGCCAGAACATGGGGGTCATGCAGGCCTACATGAATCCGTACCAACAATCGGTGACGGATGTTGCAAAGCAGCAAGCCGTCAGAGAGTTTGGAACCGGGTTGCAATCCTTGCGTGGTCAAGCGGCTCAGCGTGGTGCGTTTGGTGGATCGCGCCAAGCCATCCTTGAGTCTGAGCTCATGAGGAACCTTGGCACCAACCTATCTAACATTCAGATGCAAGGATCTGCACAGGCGTTTAATCAAGCCAATCAGTTGTATCAGCAGGACTTGCAGAACCAGATGCAGAAGGCTCAGACCTTGCAGCAGCTGGGGCTTGCTGATGAAGCGCGTCGCCAGCGTGATCTGGATGCGATGTATCAAGAGTTCCAGCAGCAGCGGGATTACCCGGCTCGGCAGGCAGAGACCTACCGAAACATTATCTTTGGCTTACCGGGTTACGCCTCTCAGTCTGCTTATCAGTCTTCAGGCAATCCGCTTACCCAAGGATTGGGATTGGCGCGTCTGTTGTACGGAGGCCTATAAATGTACGCACAAGCGAATACCGGGCTGGGCGGGGATGTCAATATCCTTGAGGCCATGGAGATGTTTAAGGCAGTTCCTGATCAGGTTCTGCCTAAGTACGCACAAGATCCTAAGCTAGCGATCTTTGCTGCGGCGGAAATGGCTCGCCGTGAGGACATGCGTAAGCGCTTTAGCCAGCGGGCGCAAAAGCCTAACAAGCCTGTGGTTGCACAACTGGCTGAGTCTATTGCGCCAAGTATGCCCATGATGCCGCCTGGTATGAATGCTCCGCAAGAGCCACAGCCTATGCAAATGGCTCCTTCGCAACAACCACAAGCAGGACTTGCTGGGTTGATGCCTGAGCAGCGTATGGCTGGCGGCGGTCCTGTTGCGTTTCAATTTGGTGGATTACTGGCAGATCCAAGGTCGGGCATTTATCCAAAAGAAAACGAAGAGGACCGAAAGAAAAAAGCGGCGGAGCGGTTGGCTCAAGTTGAACAGCAGTTAAAAAATCCAAACTTGCCAGGTCAAGCAAGCGCTATTCTTGCGACAGAAGCGGCTAAGTTGCGAGCAGAGGTGGCTCCAAAACCACAGCAGCAACAAGCCGCAACCTCTCAAACAACAGCACAACCCCAGCAAAGGCAACAAGTTATTGCACCGCAAGAAGCCTCTGCTGCTCAGGCTCCTATGGGTATTGAAGCAATTCTTAGCCAAGGTGAGATGCTACGTAAAAAGCTTGGTATTCAGCCAACTCAAGTTGCGGAGCCATACGAAACAGCTGGGCGAGCAGAACAAATTTACAAGGAAAGGCAAGGGAGGTTCACTGACGAAATCTCTACAATCATGGACCAATTAAAGAAGTTCTACGGTCAGCAGCCTAGTCAGGAAGACATTCAGAAAGCAGCTAACCGTCAGATAGCTTTGGCCATGATGGGTAGTAAAGATCGTAACTTTCTTGCAGGCTTGGCCGGTGGGTTACAGGCAGGTGAGGATGTTAAGAAGACCATGGGCGCTGAGAATCGTGCGATGCAACAAGCTTCATTGCAAGCACAGTTGGCCCATGCGAAATACCAAGATGCGATACGCCGCGGTGATTATGATGCGGCGCAAAAGGCGGCCAGAGAAGAACAATCAATCAGTCTGAGGATTCAAGAGATGAGAAGGCAAGATGCAATACTGCCTCTTGAACTTGGTATTGCTGCGGCCAAGGCTATGCCAAAGCCGGGTGCCGGCGAGAAACCGCTTGATCCTCTTAAGCTATCCAAAGAAATGCGTGAGGTTTATGCCCTGCCGCAAGTGCAAGCAGAGATCAAAGCCATTGAAGATAAGTACAACAAAATGGCTGAAACAACGTTTGGATTCGGTGGCACCGGTATTTTTGGAAGTGTCCCGAAGACTTGGCGCGAACCCGGCCAGGTTGATGCACAGGGCAGGAAAACAGAAAGCCTTGGCGATAAAATGCGACGTGAGCAGGATGATGTCCTGAGACGTTACGCATCAAAGTTTGGGGTTCCATATTCACCGTATGTTGTATCTGCTGACGAGGCGCAGCGTTATCTGCAAAAGGGTCAAGGTGGACGATAATGCCAATCTTCAATGTTCCGGGTCGCGGCCGGGTACAGTTACCTGAAGGACTGAAGCCCGAAGACTACCAAGCCATTTTGCGCGGTATGCAAATGGAGATGGGGGTAGCACCTGAGTACTCGTTTGGTCAAATTGCTGGCCGACCTGTACAGCGAACACTAGAGAATATTGGTACTTCAATTACCAAAGAGCTGCCCGCTATGGGGCTCTCCGCTCTTGGTTATGAAGACAAAGCTAGGGAGTTTTTGCAAGAAGCAAAGCAGGAATACGCTGAACGTGCAGAGCGTCTTCCAAGGATGTACCAGTCTTATGAGGATGTGACAGGTCCGCTATCGGGATTAGGCTTTGCCTATGAACGGATTGGAGAGGCCTTACCTTATGGACTTGCTATGTTGTTACCTGGGGGCGCCGCTGCTGCTGGTGCTAGAGGTATTGCAGCAAGGGCTGGAACCGCTGCTACAGAAGCTGCCCTTGCCAGAGGTTTGCCTGCTGCGGCTGCTGAATCTCTTGGCGCAGCTCGTGCAACACAAGTTATGCAACGCGCAGGATTGGGAGGCGCTGGTGTTGGAGGCTATGCGCTAAACGCCCCTGAAACCTTTGCCAAGATTGCAGAAGAAACTGGTGAACTTAGACCTGGCGTTGCTGCCACGGCAGCGATTGGGCAGACGCTATTAGATCTCGTGGCGCCATCAGCTTTCCTTAGTAAGCTTGGTATGTTTGGCAAGCTTAAGGCTAGCGAAGAAGTTGCCAAGCGTGCTGGCTTTACCGAGGCCGCCAAGGATCTTGCGATTGCGGCTGCTAAGACTGCACCTAAAGAAGGACTGACCGAAGCTGCTCAAGAAGTCATCGGCAACGCAGCCGTAGACTTTGTTCGTGGCAGTGGTGATCTATTCTCGCCAGAGCGTATCAAACAGTATATCGAAGCAGGTCTATCCGGTGCTGTTGGTGGTGGTGCGCTTGGTGCTGCTGGCCGTGGTATTCAGCGTATTGGTATGCCTGTTGAGCAACCCGCGCCTGCTCAGCAAGCCGCTGTAACAGAGCCACAAGTTACACAGCCTGTTGTTGACGACACCCTACTAAAGTATCAAATCCCGCCAGCTGGCGGGATTACCCCTGACATCGTTACAGATCAAGCACTTACGCCACAACCTTCAAGTGTTGGCTATCAAGTACCGCCAGAAACCTTCACAGAAACGCCTGTTGACCAGAAATATTTCGAGCAATTTGTTGCGGATATTATGGCTGGCGTACCTCGTCAGGCGCCAGAAGATCAGCAGTTTTATGCCAATAATGCACCGGCTATTGAGCAGCGTTTGCGTGAGGCTCAGGCCGCACCTGCGTTACCTGCACCGACGCCACAAGAAACAGGCGAGCTAAGTATCCCTGTGCCTCAAGCAGAGGTGCTTCAATTAGCTGCGCCTGATCAGGTTGCTGCTGAGCAAGTTGTTGAAGAAGGTCCACCTGAGTTTGTTGAACCTCCTCCCATGGAAGGTCCGGCCCCGCTGAGCGAAGAAGATCAAAGGATTACAGACGAAATAGCTCAGCTAGAGAAACAAGCGGCTGAACTAGCTACGCAAAAAGAGGCCATTGAAGCCAGGGAGCGCAAGCGTAAGACGCAAGGAGATACGTTCCTTAATGCGCTGAAGAAAGCCGGTGTAAGTGCCAAGGATGTTGCGGATATACGCAAGACGCAATCTGACAAGAACCTTGATAAGGCTGTTGTTAGCGGGCTTTTGGACCCATGGCTTGGAGAGTTTTCATCTGTTGCTGTTGACCAGGCGGATGTGTTTGACCAGAAGATGAAGCAAAACGATGCGGTCGAATATCTCAAAGATCGCATCCTGAATTTTGACTATGTAAGCGACACGACGAAGGCTGAGCTTGCTGATTTAGATTTCAAGCTAGACGAAGTGTTAACC